AGGCGCCGAAGGCCCTGGCCCGCCTCAGCCGTACGCGCCACCGCGGCGCGCGGAAGATGCTGACGCTCGATCAGCAGGCGGCCTTGCAGAGCGAGTTCCAGGCGAAGACCCGCACCGAGTTCCAGCGCCAGCAGCGTGAGGTCCTGGCGGCCGTGCGCGACAGCGAGGCGCTGGCCGGACTGGTTGGCAAGGGGCTCAAGCAGGACGAAGACCCCGTCCCCGAAATCGTCGCCGGCTTCATTGACTGGGACGAGGCGGATGCCGGATACGCCGACGCGATGCGCCCGCCCTGGGAGGGCGGCATGGGGGATTCGGGGTCGGCCGCGCTCTCCGACCTGGGCGTCGGCGCCAGTTTCGACATCCACAACCCGCGCGTGCAGGAGTTCCTCGCCAACTACCTGCCCAAATTGGCCGGCGACGTGAGCACTACCACCAGAGGAGACATCGCTAGGGTGTTGAGCGAGGGGATCGCGCAGGGCGAGAACCTGTCGGCACTGGAGGGCAGGGTTCGCGCTGTGTTCACCGACGCGAAGGTATTCCGCGCCGAGGCGATCGCGCGCAGCGAGACGATCCGGGCGATGCAGAACGGTTCCCTGGAGGGCTGGCGGCAGAGCGGTGTGGTAGTGGGCAAGGAGTGGAGCGCGAGCGGCCCCAACCCATGCGATCTCTGCCTAGCGATGGACGGCACTGTCGTGGGGATAGATGAGGCGTTTGACGGCCAGGAGGGTGGATTCGACGAGGGGATGATCGCGATGATCCACCCCAATGACGAGTGCGACATTCTGCCCGTTCTCGAAGGTGAGATGCCATGAACCCGAGACCACCCAACAAATTGGCGCCTCGGCCGCTTGACAAGCGGCTACGGCGCACGAAGACGAAGACCAAGCGGCCCGCGAAGTAGGCGGGCCGCGAACCTTTCTAACGAGGAGAACTGCCATGGCGGCGATTCTGGAGCGGCCGACGATCTATCGCGGGCGCAACGCCGAGGGGATCGAGCCGATCATGCTCTTTGCGAGGCGCGACGAGCATGAGCGCGCAACGGGCAAGGCAACGGCTGGCGGCGAGTCGGGGCGGATCACCACGCCCACGCCGGAGGACCTGAGGCTCATCAACCGCTTCACGCAGCGCCCGCATTCCGCAGAGGAACTCTACGTCGGCTTCTGCGATCTGGCGAACGACCGGGTGGACCGCAGCGGCGAGCGGTTCCCGCCCAACATCCTGCGGCAGTTCGCGAGGACGGCGCCCGGCTGCGCGTTGATGGGCGGGCATGACTACCAATCCTTGCCGCTAGGGACCTGGTACAAAGCCGAGGTGTTGCCGGCCGGGGGGTTCAACTGGCTGCGGACCTACTACTACATGCCTCTAACCGACGAGAATGCGCACGCGCGGGCGATGCTGGACGCGGGCTGCTATCGCGGCGCATCCATCGGCTTCAACGTTGCGGACGGCGCCTCGTGGAAGGATGCCAGACTGATCTGCGACATCTGCGGCGAGGACTGGTTCTCGTACGACTGCCCGCACTGGCCGCTGGAATCCTACGAGGTGGACGGCGAGCAGATCATCTGCACCCTGCACTACGAGGGGAAGTGGCGAATGGTCGAGGGGAGTATCGTTTACCTCGGCTGCCAGTACGACGCGGAGTTCAAGGCGGGCGCCGCGGCCACGGACATGCGCAAGATCGAGCCGGCGCTGCTGGCGGCCATGGATGGGCAGGCGGAGACGACGGCGATGCAGTACGCAGCGATGTTTCAGAAGTCGTGGGATGGGCTGGTGACACGGCGGCAGAAGCGGCAGCGGCCAGCGACGGAGCCTGAGACCAAGGGGGCGGTGCCCTACAAGGACGAGGGGATCGTCGAGGATCGCGAGGTCGCCTGGGACGCAGCCGCCGAGCAGGCCGCTTGCTGGGACGCGGGCGATCTGCCGCGCTACCAGAGGATGCACACCTGGTATGACTCGGCTGCGCCGGACCTCAAGGGCTCGTACAAGCTGCCGCACCACCAGAACGACGGCATGAAGGCCGTCTGGCGCGGAGTGACAGCCGCAGCGGCCGTGCTGCAGGGCGGGCGCGGGGGCGCCGACATTCCCGAGGCCGATCAGGACGCGGTAAAGGCTCACATCGCCCGCCACTACCAGCAGTGGGATGAAGTCGCGCCTTGGCTGTCCGAGGAAGAGGCGGCCCCGGAGCCGGAGCAGGACGCGGCTCCGCCGGGCATCGTGCAGATCAACTTCGATGCCTGCACCATGGACGCCGACGCCGCCCACGCGATGGCCGACGCGCTTGCCCGCGAGATTGCCGAGCGCCTACCCGGCGGCGTGGCCGAGATCAAGGTCGGCCGCGTGTTGAGCAAGGCCAACGAGGACGCGCTGCGCGCCCACCAGGAGTCGGCACTGGCCGCAGTTGAGAACGCGCAGGCGGCAGCCGATGGGATCGGCGAGGTGCTCGCGCAGGTGGCCGAGCAGGCGGCGGAAGAGTCGCCTGTGGAAGCGGCTGCGCCGCCGGTCGAGAAGGCCGAGGAGCCGGTCCCTGTTCTAGCAGACCAAGTTGACAATGACCCATTGAAGGAGGCTACCGATTACGTCAGAGCACGCACCGCAGCCATACTCACACCAACCCTCGCACGCTGGTAGGCCCTTCGTTGACATAGAGGCGGGGCAACCCCCCGCCAGGAGCAACACCGATATGCCCAAGACACTCGAGCAACTCCAGACCGAGAACGAGGAGCTGCAGAAGCAGCTCGTAACCCTCACCGTCCAGGCTGAAGCCCGAACGGACGAGGCGACCAGGCAGCAGATCGCCGTCGAGTTAGCTAACCAGCACGAGGCCGAGGCGATCAAGTTCCAGCAGGCGTTCGATGCCGACGTGGCCGAGCGCGTCCAGCGCATTCTCGAACAGCGGATCGGGCCGGGGATCGCGAGCGCGCTCTCGGGCATTCGCATCCAGGCGCGGCCAGTGTTCCCCGAGAATGTCCTGCGGGCGGGCAACCTAAGCAAGGCGGATCGCCAACTCGTGGACGTGATCTGCCACAAGCGGCCCTACGAGGCCAAGGCACTCGACGCGACGACCGCCTACTCCGGCGCGGAGTGGGTCCCGACCGGCCTTGCCGGTCAGCTCTATGAGTTGCTGATGCTGGATTCGCTGGTCCGGCAGACCGTGGAAGTGATCACGATGCCGAGCGATCCGTACAAGGTCCCCGGCTACAGCACGATTCCGCGGGTGGACTTCCTGGCCGCCAACACGGCCGTCACCTCGCCGGCCGGCCCAGCCACCGCCACGGCCGCGACACTCGCCGGAAAGAAGTTGATCACCGAGGTAGACATCGGCACCGAGGCCGAGGAGAACATGATCATCCCGGTGGTCGCGCAGATCAAGCAGATGATCGCCACGGCGATCGCATCCTCCGAGGAGGGTACGATCCTCTGGGGCGACGCTTCCAGCCTAACGGCTGCCAACAACCTGAACCATGACATCGTGTCGAACGACTACCGCGTGGCCTTCACCGGCTTGGCGAAGACCATCGCCGCCGGAACCGCCACCTGGTTCATCGCGTACGGCACTGACTGGCCGACCTCGCTGCGCGCGGGCCGCGCGGCAATGGGCAAGTACGGCGTCAAGCCGCTGGACTTGGTGTACGTCGTGCCGACCTACGTCTACAACAAGTTGGTCGGAGCGGCCGGCTTCCTCACCTATGACAAGGTGGGGGCCATGGCCAGCACGTTGACCGGCGTGCTGCCCAATGCTCGCCCCGGACTCCTGCAGTACGGGCTGTTCGACGGCAGCATTGTCATCGTCTCGGAGCAGATCCCGAAGACGAACAATGCGTTCGTGGTGCACACCACCGCGGGCGACAACACGTATTACAACGCCGTGATGTACAACCGCCGGCGCGTCCTGCTCGGTGAGCGGCGCAACCTCACCATCAAGATGATCTACTGGCCGCCCAAGGACCAAGATATCCTGGTGGCGACCGAGATCGTTGACCTGGCCCTGCCGGACGGCGGGACCAGCGGCGCCTACTGCGGCATCAAGGCTGGCGCGTAACGCGGCCACTGACAACCTAGCGTCCTCTCTCGCGGGGCTCCGGGCGACCGGGGCCCCGCAGTACTTATCCCATGCGCCAGAGGCGTACAAGTGCGACTGATCGCCTGCCTGAATCTCTACAACGAGGCGCCGTGGATCGAGCGCGTACTCGCCGCCCTGCGCGAGAACGGCGTGGACTGCGCGATCGCGGTGGACGGCGCTTATCAGGGTTTTCCGCATGAGCAGTGGTGGAGTAGCGACGGTATGCTCGACGTGCTGCGTGAACATTCGCGCGATGGATGGCTGCACCTGGTGCCCGCGCCGGCCAATGGCTGGCCCGGACAGGAGGTCAAGCGCACGGCCTACCTGCGTGTGGCCGACATGATCGCCCAGCCGGGCGACTGGTTGGTGCAGGTGGACGGCGACGAGGTGCTGGCCGAGGACCGGGAGGACTGGCGCGGCTGGCGCCTCCGCGACTATCTCGCGCAGCTCCGCCCCGAGCAGGTCTGCTGCTATGTCGCCATCGCGGACTGCGACGAGCAGGGCACGCTGCGGAACGGCGGCCAGTGCTGGGCCAAGGTCTACCGCTGGGAGCCTGGTCTCTACTACGGCGCCGAGCACTGGGAGATTATTGCGCCGGATGGCCGGCGCGTGTGGGATCTCGCGATGGATTACAACGACCCGCGTGCCGCGGTCTGGCCGAACTTCCGCTTTCACCACATGAAGCGTGCGAACCCGCGGCTCGACGCGAAATCGTCCTACAACACTTTCCGCGCCCAGTGGCGCGCGCAGCATGGCGTGATGAATCCCAACCCAACACCGGAGGTGGCGAGCAATGCCCCCTAAGAAGACGATCGAAGACACCGAGGCCGAGCACGGCGCCGGCCCGGCCGATCCCCCGAGCACGAAGCCGAAGGGCCGGCTGATGGGCGTGCGGTGCCTGGTGGTGACCGAGAACATCATCGGGGTGATCGTCAACCCCGGCGAGATCATCGGCCTCATGCCCGACCCGGCGCTGCCAGCGCCGCTGCCGGTTGCACCTGGCGAACCGCCGGTGCAGCCGCCTTCGGCCCCGCTGATCGTGGCGCAGACCGACGAGAAGCAACGCAAGCAAGGCATCGTGGCCAGCGCCACGATTGGGGAGTTGGAGCGCTACCTGCTGATCTGGCCCTTCAACTTCGAGCCCATCCGCGAAGGAGACTGACATGCCAGGCAGACCATGGGACCTCGCGCGCTACAACTACGGCGGCAAGGGCCAACTCAGCGAGTGCGGAGTGACGGCCAACATGCTGTCGGCCGTCATGCCGGCCCCGACCGAGGGCGAGGAAGTGTTCGTCCTGGAACTCGCCTACAAGGTCGGCCATTCGGGCAACGTGCCGCGGATCGAGATCCAGGACATTGACGGACTCACGGTGTGGGCCGAGGGCATCGGCGCGACCGACGTGTGGAACATCCGCACCTTCCCCAAGCCCGGCAAGCGCATTCCGACCAAGCAGGGCAAGGTCGTGTTTTCCAACACCGCGCTGAGCGTGGCCGAGGTGTGGGTGGACTACCAGATCATGTGAGGTGATCTATGCAGGAAAAGGGACGCGACAAAATGGCGCGCAGCGCGCTCAACAAGCCCGCGCCGCCAGCGCCCACGACGCCCGGACTGCGGAGCGTGCATTTCGTCGGCAGGATCGGGGGGCACACCATCACGCCCGGCGACGTGGTGCGCCTCGATCCGACCATACGCCAGGGCGTCGTGAAGATCGGTAACACGCTCTATGTCGGCCCGCAGACATTCCATCGCATCCAGTATGGGCTAAAGGGCTTCGTGGAGATCTGACATGGCGCTCGCAGACAACGCCTGGACCACGCTCTCGGCGACACAGGAATACCTGGGCCTCAGCACGGCCGACGGCAAGGATGACCTGCTGGAGAACCTGATCGAGCGGTATAGCGACTCCGGGCGCACATACATCGGCCGCGACCCATTCCCCAGCGATTACATCGAATACCACGACGGGTTTGGGCAGGACACGGTCGTCTGCGACCACTGGCCCATCCTGCAAGTCAACGCGCTCAGCGATGATGGCAGTGCCGTGGGCGTGCAAGGCGTGGACTGGCATGTGTACCCGAACGCTGGCCTGATCGCGCTGGATGCGGGCAAGTTCAGCCGCAAGCGGCGAGGCATCTATGCGTCCCTCTACGCGGGGCTCTCGCCCTGGCCGCACCCGGACCTTGAGCAGGCGTGCATCTGGGGCGTGCAGGACGGCTATGCGGCGCGGGGGACGGGCAGCAGCGACACGGCGGGGCGGGTGAAGAAGAGCGAGGCGGTGGGGCGGTACGCGGTGACTTGGGAAAACGCCGTGACCGGCAGCACCGATAATAGCGCACTCGACCTGCCCAGGCGCAGCAAGGCGATCCTCGACCGCTGGCGGAGCAAGTTCCTGGGGGGCGTCCGGTGAGCATCTCGCTCGACCTGCTACCGCTCACGGCGACCGTCACCTACAAGTCGCTGGCCGGCGATGGTTACGGCGGGCAGGTGGCGACCACGGCGACCCGCCAGGCCGGCTACGCCTGCCGGATAGATCAGAGCGCCGGCGACCTGGTGCGACTGCCGAACGGCCAGGACGCGCAGAGCACACACTTCCTGATCGGCGAGCCGAAGGAGATCCACGCCGGCGACAGAGTCTCGGCCGGCGGGGCGACCTACGAGGTGCTCGGCCCCGACTGGCCGGCGAACACGGTCTACGACGCCTCCGAGGCGTTCAGCGTCGAAGTCTTCCTGCGGAGCGCGTGATGCCAGCCCAAGCGGGGATAACCCTGCAGATCAAGAACCTGGCGGATGTGCTGCGGGCCATCGAGCACGCCGGGCTGACGATCTCGCAAGCCGCCCACCGGGGCGTCGAGAAGACCTGCATCCGCGTTCAGCGCGACGCGAAGAGGAACGCGCCGCGCTTCGAGAGTGAACTGGGGAACTCGATCACCTACGAGATCACGGCGCCCATCGAAAGCCGGGGGGCCGCGATCCTGGGCAAGGTCGGCACCAACGTGGATTATGCCGAGTATGTCGAGCGCGGGGCGAAACCTTCGACGAAGAAACCCTGGTTCGCGCCGATCGGGGCGACGCTCTACGGGGCGCGTTGGCTGGAGAAGCACGGCTTCGCGCTCAAGGGCAGCGCCACCGGCCGGCGTAGCACGGGGTCGCGATCGCGGGGCATGACTGCTGGCGACCGGGGGCGCATCCCGCTCGGGATCATGGTCTACGGCCGGGCGCATCCCTTCCTGCTACCAGCATTCGAGGCCAACAAGCAGCACTTCGCTGATGATGTCGGCGCTGCGATTCACGCCGCGATCAGGGCGGCGAGCACAGGAGGTGGGGGGCAGAGGTGAGAGCTAGAGTTCTCCGGGAGAGTCAGAGCGGTAAGGTGTTGGGGTTAGCGGGGCCGTGGGTGGACGGTCGGTGGGCCGTCCTGCGAGCCCTCGCAATCGAGGAGCGGCAGATCCGGCCCTCGACCTTTTTGCTGAAGGACCGCGAGGCGGTCGAGAAGATGGCAGTGCGGGGCAACATGGACGATCCCACCGCCAATCCTTTCGCCACGCCTAGGGCGCCCGATGGGAAGCCGAACCGCGAGTTGCTGCACATCGGCATGGTGCGGATCGGCGGGCTCGGCGACGATCTAGTGACGGGTGCGCACTGTATCGCGCTGAAGCGCCGCTTTGCCAACGCCTTCATTACGCTCTTTGCCCGCGACAACACCGGCCACCTAGCCGATCATCCCGGCGTGGACCGGCTGGTGTTCGGCGGGAACTACCAGTGGCGGGAGATCGCGCGGGATGCGCGCGAGCGTTTCGACGCCTTTGTGGATCTCTGCTACGTGCCGAAGGTGTGGGTCTACCGGCCCGACAAGGCGCTGGAGGCATGGGGGCGCGAATGCCGGGAGCGGTTCTACGCGGAGCCGGTGGGCGACCTGGCTGGGCCAGCGTGGTGGTACTACAACTTTCCCGAGTCCAACCGGCGGCTCATTGATCTCGGCAAGCCACTCCTGCGACTGACCAATGACCTGCTTGGCCTCCAAGGCGACCCTGGCGACGTAAAGATCGCGCTCGGGCCCCGCGATCGCGGCTACGCGGCGGTGCTGAAGCAGGCCCTCGGCGATTATGTCGTCGTGCACAATGGGAGCGCCTGCGGGCGGCAGACGAAGAACTGGCCGACCGCGAACTGGGTGGAGATCGTCAAGGCGCTCGCGCAACGCGATGTGGCCTGTGCGCAGGTGGGCCACCCGTGGGAGGAGCCAGTCGAGGGGTGTCTGGATCTGCGCGGCGTGACCACCATCTGCGAGATGGCTGGCGTGATCGAGGGTGCGCGGCTCCTGTTGGACACAGAGGGCGGGCCGGCGCACGTGGCCCACGCGGTGGGGACGCCAGCGGTGGTGCTTTTCGGGCCAACACCGGCGCTGCTCTTCGGCTACCCGAGCCAGTGGCAGATCGAGGCCAGAGTCCCGTGCGCGGGGTGTTGGTACGAAGATGGGGCCTGGCACATAAAATGCCCCAGGGGTTACAGTGCGCCGTTCTGTATGGCCAGTATTGCCGTCGAGGAGGTGCTCGGAGCGGCCTGCGAGGCGTTGGGGCTAGGGGCCTGTCCGCCTGCTGCGAATACTGTAGGGGATGCGTGCTTAGTCCCGGCAGAGGAGCAGGGGCCGCAGCGCGCAGTGTTCCCGGCGCCGTCGCCGCCGCGGCCCCTGCTGGCCGTGGCGATTCCGACGCGGAACCGGCCGGAGAGCCTACGGCGGCTGCTGGAGAGCATCGCGGAACAGACCATGCACCCCGATGAGTTACTCATCGTGGTTGACAGCGATCCTGGCATCAGGTGCCTGCCACGCGGCAGCAAGGGACTGCTTGACAAGGTCGCCGGATACTGGAATCTCGTTCCAGGCGAACGCCGCGGCGCCCACTTCTCGCACCAGTTGGCCCTCGAAACGCTAACCGACTGCGACTTCATCCTGCGGTTGGATGACGACCTGGTGCTCGAATCGCCCGACTTCATCGAGCGGCTGTACTCGCTCCTCAACAACCACCGTCTCGATGCGAAGGTCGGCGCAGTAGGCGGAGTGTATCCTGAACCAGGTGATCCCCTGGGCCTGGCATATCGTCGCCAAGTGCGAGATTCCGACCACTCGGTGACCATCGAAGGGATGATGAGCAGGGCGAGGTCGGCGCAGTTCTTCCGGTATGGCGATGATCGGGCAGTTGAGGAGGCCGAACATCTCTACTCGTCGTTCATGTACCGCCGCGCCGCTGCGCTGCAGGTGGGCGGTTACTGTCTGGAATACTCTGCGCGCGGCCAGCGCGAGGAGACGGACCTCACGCACCGGCTCTACCTGGCGGGCTACCACCTACTCATAGATACCGGGGCGGTCGCGCGGCACGAGCGGTGTCCGGGCGGACGCGATGAAGTAGGGACGGCCGAGGAGATCGCGGAGATGACGCGCCACGACGAGGAATTGTTCATCCTGCGGCTTCGCAGCGGCCAGTTGGCGCGCGAGGCGGCGGGGATGGTGGCGAATGATGCCCATTGACTTCGTGCGCGACTGGGCAGCGCACAGCGGCGAACCCGAGGATGCAGTAAGGGCGCGCGTGCGCAACGCTATCCCCCTGGTGTGTGCCGAGTGGGAGGGTTTCTTTCCCAATGGCGCCCGGCCCACAGCGCAGCAGGCGCGTAGATTCTACGAGCAGAGCCTGGTCAACATCTACGAGATGATCGG